CTACTTGCTTATCAACAATAAACCTTTGCGCCTCATTGATTAGCATTTGAGCTTCATCAATTGTCTTTATGTAGCCATTAACCGCTAATACTTGGCCTAGCCTTTCTATGCTTAATCCTGATTCTCTGTAGTCACTGTGTTTCACTTTCTAGCTCCTTGGCTTTTTTATTATATTCAGCCTTTATGCGCTTATAGTCCTCAATTCCGTATCGAGCATTGCTTGTGACAGTTATCTTCAACAAAGGCCAATTCAGGATTAGCACCCCTAGAACGATAGTGACCGGCATCCCAATAACCACCAATTCCGCCATCTCTGCCAACTATTCCGCAACTTATACAAGTCTCATCTTTATCCCTAAGCCTGATAAACTTGTTAAAAGCTGCCTGGGCCTCTCTCTTCCAATCTGACTTGGATTTTAATTTCTCTTTACGCGCTCTAAAATCAGCTCTCTCGGCCTTTTCCTTATTGGCTTTGGCTTTCCTTGCCTTTTGCTCTTGCTTGGCTCTGAGCTTGTCTAGCGTTTGTTTAACGTATAAATCTTGGCACTCATCGCCGCACCATTGCTGTTGCTGAAACCTTGGCTCGAACCTTACCCCGCATTTAATACCATCATGCAGGGCTTTGCATTTACGATTAGGCATTATAAATCAAAACGCCCGCGCGTAATCTTATCCATGAACTCATCTGAATAAGAATCCTGGCTTACTGTGTTCATGTTCATTATCATTGTGTCAGTCTCGATAAATTTCTTATCGTCCGTATGACCTTGACCACCGCCCAAACGCTGAGACTCCGCCCTCATATACCAGTCTTGTATATCTTCCATAAAATAACGCCTCACTGCATTTTTTACTTGGTTAGTGTAGTCCATTATTCACCCCCTAATAAATCAAGCTGCTGCTCTGTTGTTTCTACTTGCTTAGTGTCCATTCAACCACCTCAATATCTGTCGTTAATACGTCATTAAAATCACCCTCTTTCGAAGGCCAACGAATCACTACTTCTTTCACATCGTTTTTACTTAATAAGTTCTTATTCCCGCACTCAAAAGCTGCTGCGTGTCCTGTGCCGTTTCTATCGTTATCGGCGAATATATACAGCTTTTCTACACTTTTAGGTGCTTTAAACTTCTTTAAGAAAGTTGAGTTAAGTGAAGCCCATACAGGCATTTTATACAGCTCATGGGCGCTTAATGCTGTCTCTATACCCTCTGAAACACCCAAAACACTACCAGAATCAAATAGCTTCACGCTCACACATTCAGATTTATTTATCGTGAGCATTCTTTTCTGAGTCTGAACCTGTGCTTTATCTCCATTGGCTAAAAAGGTTCTATGCTCATAACATGGCCTAGAATATTCATCAGAAGCAACCGCTATCATTGCTGAAAGATAACCTTGAGCATCATTCACGCCTTCACAGTATTTTATTCCCCTCTTTGGTAGAGAATAAATCCCTCTAGAGTTTAGATATTGCTGAGCCTGTGAACCTCTTATATTTGGATACTGTAAAAACCTTTGCTTAAAATCATCATCTATTGGCTGCTTAAATTCTGCCTTAAATGTATTGCCGATGATCCTATCTACTTCTGCAAAATATAACCAAGTGAGCCATTATAGAAATCTAATCTAAACTTGTGCTTTTTTCCGCATAACGGACAAGCACCGGAAAAGTGTCTCTTGTAGGTAATAGGAGGCAAATTATAGTGATCAATAATCATCTGCTCTTTTCCCTTCATCGCCTCAATAGTATTCATGAATCAAAGTCCTCAAAAAGTGCCTTTAATCCATCAATACATTCTTTTGCATTCTTTTCCGCTTGTTCAGGTGAAAGCTTTTTCTCTTGTTTTTTCTTTCTTGACTTAGCAAATTTAATATTTTCATGCTGAATAAACTTTTTTACCGTATCAGATGGAGCTAGCATTCTTTTGCTTACACCGGCTTGATTAGGCCATAAGTCAAACTTAGACTTGAATACAGCATTCACTCGCTTATCCGCAAAAGCTTTACCTGAATTAAAGTATTCAGTCTGCAGACCTAAAAGCTCACTATAAAAAGTTTGCATTTCCTCTTTCGTGATCTGCTTCTTTCCAGTGATTAAATTAATCTCTCTAGACTCATCAACCTCAACATCTTCACCGGCTAAAGGTTTATGACCACACTTAGGACAAACGTAAACACCTGCAGGCTTCATGAAATTACAGTTTGAGCATTCTTTAGGTTCTTTTTCTTTTTTCTCAATCTCTTTTTTCTTCTGATCCCTGGCATCAAGCCCATCATCAGTGCCTTTTAATCGGTCATATTCAATAGAATCAGGAAAACCCAACCGGTGAACAGTTCCGCTATGGTCAAAAATAATGCACTTGTCTTTTCCCTCTGCAGTACGAAGTCCACGACCTAAGCATTGAATCCATTGTATTTCCGATTTAGTGGGCTTTGCGTAGATGATACACCTTACATCAGAATCAAAACCGGCAACCAATACTCCCACATTGCAGATTATTTTTGTAATGCCTTCCTCAAATCGCTTAACTATCTGCTGCCTTTCCTCTTTCGGAGTCTTAGCAGTCATCACCTCTGCTTTAACGCCTGCGCGATTGAATTCATTGGTAACGTGATTAGCGTGTAAGACATTACAGCAAAATGCGATTGTAGGCCGATTCTCGCCGTTTTTGAGCCAATTAAGAACGATGTCGCCAACAATGTCAGCACCATTCATTATTTCTGCTACTTGCTCGTCTATGTACTCTTGACCTTCATCGGTGTGCTTAGTGCCAACACTCGATAAATCAGGTTTAGTTGGTGCGTAAAATTCGTAATCAGAAAGAAATCCGTTATCAATCATCTCTCTCATCGTGGTTACTTTTACTAGGTTTTCGTAATATTCGCCCATCCACTTTTTAAAAGGAGTACCAGAAAGGCCGATAACATGAAAAGGCGCTTTTTCTATGATCTGCAGTAGAATCTCTCTTTTAATGTGGCACTCATCAATAATTAAACAATCAACGTCTGCAGGAAATTCACGCCTAATTAACGTATCAGCCGAAGCTATTTGGCAAAGATTCTTTTCATCGTATCTTTCATCATCACGCCAAATGACAGAAGGCTCATTTAAACCATATTGGCAAAAACGGTCATAAGTTTGATTTACAAGAGTGGTATAAGGAGCGACAAAGACAACTTTCAAACCTCTGTCATTCATGCTTTTGATTAGATGATAAGCAACTGCAGTTTTGCCAAATCCGACATTGGCATAAATAACGTGAGTTCTTAAATGTTTCCATGTGAGTCGAAGTGACTCGATGACTTTCTTTTGATGTTCGTATAGTTCAAACATATTCCATCCCCTTTACGATGAATCCTTTATTTTTGATAAACCTGACAGGCAAGTAAAGGAGGCTTGCTTTTCGACCGCTAAATCTAGTCAGGAAATTTATTAAATAGTTTCTAATCCAATTGTGCAACCATTATTTTTAGATTTGCACTTCTTCACGAATTCTCGAAGCCTGGTATTTGCTGCAGACCTCCCTTTATCAAGGAAAATTTCTGAATACTTCTCAGCTGCAGTTAATTTCTGCTTGTATGTGATTTCTTTTAGCTCATCAATAATGAATTGCTTGTCGTTTCCTACTCCGCCAACGTGTTCTGCTTTGTAGTAATGTTCTGGTAATACTTCCATGGTTGGTTTCTTTCCTAGCCGTAGGCTGATTATGTTCTGATAAAGAAATTAATTCATTTGATTTTCAGGATTATCAAAGTTTATTTCGTCAGTTATTTCAGTGTTAATAGGTGTTATATAGGTGTTAATAGGTGTAGCATTCGATTCGCATACAGTTCGCATAGTGTTCGCATCACTTTTCGATGCGTTCGCATTATCCTTGGATGCGTTCGCATTAGTCTTTTCCCATCTAGCTTTTGCTGATTTTCTAGCTGATTCTGACTTTTTATATATTTTCTCAAGCCACTTGTCACAAGTCTCATTCCTGTAGCCATCAGGAGTTAAGGTGAAAAACTCTTCTAAAATTATGTCATAAGCCTCTTTTTCTTGCTTAGACCTAATCCCTAATTTTCTCATAATAGTGCGATCATTTTTAGGAATTGGCATTTCTGACTCGTAGTAAAAATCAATAAGCAGTCTATACACACCATGCTCAAGCACAGAGAGGTGACCAGTTTTCTTTTTATAGTCTCCAATATTGAACGAATAATAGTGCATTATTTAGACCTCTTTTTAGAAAGAACTCTTGTTATGGTGTTAAGCTCTTTTACATGATTTCTTTCCATTTCATTTATTAAAATCTCATAACTTGAAACCAATATTTTTAGCTCGTTAACTTCAGCTTTTAGCTTTTCAATTTCACTCATTTGATTCTCCTAGTGCGATAAATTCACTGGCCTTATAATCTAAAGCATTACAGATCGCCTCTAATCTTTCAGATGTAACGCTACGCTTTCCTGTAGCTATGAATGAAATTGTGGCCTTACTTATATTTGAGCTTTTAGCTAGGTCTGCTTGGCTCATGTTCTTAATTAACTATTGTTAAATCTAATTTCTTTATGCTGTTATGTCAATTAAACATTTGTAGAATTTATTTTAATTATTTATATCTATTTACTTGCACAAGTGAAACTAAACAACTAATATACTCACATCAACTGAGGAAATGACATGAACGCAGACGATTTACTTTCTACACAATACGATGAGCTAGCAGCATTATTGCTTAATGAGAAGAGCATCAAGAACCTAGATATGCCAACCGTTTTTGATATTCCTGTTATTGAGTTTTTAGTGACTCAGCTAGAAGGCGGAAAGATTATGAATCGTGATGCGGTTATTAACTTTCTCGAAAATCAGATTTTATTAGCAGCTCAAGCAGTTGCTGAAGAAATTAACTAAACCAAAAGGAAACCAAGACTAAAAAAGCAATCGACCTAGATACAATGATTAGCACTGACGCTAGCTTTCACTACTTAGGCACAGAGAAAGCCTGTATTCAGTACGCAGACTCACACAATGCGCCTATTCCTGAAGCTGATACTTTTGTTATCGATAAGTGCAATGGCTTCAAGCCTATTCGTCAAGGCCGTATGTTCTCGTATGGATGGGATAAGTTGCGAGAAAAGCCAGTTTCAGGGCTTATGCGAGGCTTACAGGCGTTTATCGATGCTGTTAATCCTACCGATGAAAAGCTTTATGTGATTACAGAAAAAGAATTTCGCACATTGATTGAGGGTCAAAAGTAATGGCATACGGTAACGAGCAAAACATAGGGCGCATGGCTAAAGATAGCAAGTCTATCAGCTATGACATTCTAGGGTTTCAGCATGGCCAACAAGGTAATAATTGTTGGCTGTCAATACCTGATGAGTTTCGTGATGACTACGCAGGAGGCTACCGAATAGGTCAGGCATCTTTAAAAGGCGCTCAAGTGCAGAGTCAAAAAGAGGTGCTTGATATGGCTAGTGTTGATAATCAATTCAAAGAAATGTTTGGAGCTTAGTATGAATCAGCTTTCAGTTTATGAATTAGTAAATAACAATGAGTCACTTTTTGGAAATGTTAATGATCAGGAGGTTGTTTCTTGGCAGAAAGAGTCTCAGTTTGCTATTCAGTCTTTGCAGAATAATACCTATACGCAGCAGATAGCTTATAAGAACCCTGCTAGCCTTCAGAATGCTATTATCAATGTTGCTTCTATAGGTATCAGCTTAAACCCTGCAAATAAACACGCCTATCTCGTGCCTCGTGATGGACGCATTTGCTTAGATGTTTCTTATATGGGTTTGATGCATCTTGCTGTTCGTTCTGGTTCGATTAAATGGGGGCAAGCTAAGTTAGTCTATGAAAACGATATGTACGAAAATAACGGCATAGACAAAGCCCCTACGCATAAGCAAAAAACCTTTGGTGATAAGGGTGAAATTGTAGGTGCTTACTGTACCGTAAAACTTCCAGATGGTGATTACCTCACAGAAGAAATGGACATAGATGCTCTAAATAAGATCAAGGCAACATCGAAAGCAGCAAAAGGCCCTTGGAAAACATTTCCAGAAGAAATGATGCGTAAAACTGTAGTTAAGCGAGCATCTAAATACTGGCCTAATTGTGAAGATGTGAATAAAGCCGTTGAGGTCTTAAATGAGCATGAAGGCCTAGGTGAAGCTTATCAGCCGGAATTAAAAGAAGTTGGCGAAAGCAATATGTTTATTGATGACTCTCATATTGAACAGCTTGAAATTCTCATCAAGTCTTCAGGTGCAGACAGAGCAGCTTTTCTTGATTGGCTAGGCGTAAAAGAAATATATGACGTGACTGTTGAAATGTATCCACGCGCCATAAACGCACTAAATCAAAAGGCCGGTTAATGTATATTTGCAAATCTGAACAAGGCTCTGAGCAGTGGTTTATTGACCGGCTAGGCGTTGCCACTGGCTCAATGTTCAATGAAATAATGACTCCAAAGCAATTAAAGCGAGCTAAGACTAATTATATTTATGAGCTTGCTGCTGAGTACATTACAAAGAAAACTCAATCAACTTTCACAGGCAATGCTCACACTGACAGAGGAAACGAGCTAGAGCCAACAGCTGTTAAGTGGTATGAGTTCATGTTTGATACAGAATGCCATGAAGCAGGCTTATGCTTACCATTTGAAGGCGCTCAGTACGGATGTAGCCCTGATCGATTAATTGGTGAAGATGGAGGCTTAGAAATAAAATGCCCAGAGCTAAAGACTCACATAAAATACTTTGTGGCTAATGAAGTGCCTGCTGAGTACAAGGCGCAGGTGTACGGATGCTTATATGTTACAGGTAGAGATTGGTGGGATTTTGTCAGTTACAGCCAAGAATCTAGGCCGCTTGTCATAAGAACAACCAAAGACGATGAAGGCTACCTTAAATGGAAAGAGGCTTTCGACAAGATACTTCCCGAATTCATCAACGATTTAAAAGAAATCATTAAAAAACTGGAGAAATAAAATGCCACAAGTAATTAAAAAAGAAAATATCACTATCAGCATCGGCGAATATGAAAAGGATGGTCAAACCAAGCAGCGATACAAGACAATTGGCGAGCTTGTAACCATGCAAGGAGATGATGGTAGTACCTATCAATTCGGCGAAATGTGGGGGCCTACTGGCTCAACAAAGTTTAACGTGTACGAACAGCAAGACAGGAATGCGACTCAATCACAGCAAGGCTATCAGCAGCCGAATCAAGGATTCCAACAGCAGCAAGGCTATCAACAACCTCAACAGCAACAGGGTATGCAGCAGCCTCATTTTCAACAAGGTGGAAATACTGATCCACAATTCTAGAGCTTGACTAGCACGCGAAAGCTATTACTAAGCCGGTAGTGAGTAGCGTTTTTTAATGCTGTTGTGATACACATTTAATTAACTGAGAGTGAAGATATGGAAGATTTTATTTTTGATAATTTTGGAAAAATAATGATAGCTGTAATTGTGGCTACAATTTTGGGTATGTCGTGGCTATTGGAGGCTACCTGCAATTCTAAAACGGAAGGAATGGGGTTTAATGTTGAGTGGTCTATTCTTGGCGGATGTCGAATTGAGCACAAAGATGGACAATGGATACCATTAGAGCGCTATCGGATTGTTGAGGATTAGGTGTATAACCTTGAAGTCAGCGGTTTATCCGCTGCACTTGGTTGTTATAACTTTTAA